GGAAAACACCAAGAAGCCTGAATCGGGCTTTACGCTGACGGCCGCCGACGCGAAAGTGATCAAGCTGGCGCACTTCATGAAGGCGACCACCGAGATTCTGGACGACCTGCCGGCGCTGCAATCGATGATCGATGAGCGTCTCCGCTACGGCCTGGAATACGTGGAAGAAATGCAGCTGCTGAACGGCTCGGGCGTGGGCAACAACCTGAATGGCCTGTACACGCAAGCAACTGCGTTCGCAGCACCGACCGGCACGACCACGAGCGGCGCCTCGCGCATCGACATTATCCGCCTGGCATTCCTGCAGGCTGAGCTGGCGCTGTATCCGGCAACCGGCGTGGTGATGAACCCGACCGATTGGGCGCTGATCGAAATGCAGAAGGACACGACCGGCCGCTATCTGATCGGCAATCCGCAAGGTTCCATCAATCCGACCCTGTGGGGCCGCCAACTGGTAACCTCGCTTTCGATGGCTCAGGATACCTTCTTGGCCGGCGCTTTCCGCCAAGCAGCGCAGATCTTCGACCGTCAAGACGCCGCCGTTGTCGTGTCGACGGAAAACGAAGACGACTTCGTGAACAACCGTGTGACCATCCTGGCAGAAGAGCGCCTGGCACTGGCTGTATACCGTCCGGAAAGCCTGATCAAAGGCGATCTGACGCCTGCGTAACGTAACAGGGCGGCTTAGGTCGCCCATTTACAGGAGAACATCATGAAAGTCCAAGTCAAAGCACGCCAGAACTTCGCACACGGCAACGTGATCGGCACCACTGGCGAAACCTACGAGTTGAACAAGATCGAGGCGCAGGAGCTGGCCGATCGCGGCATCGTAGACCTGGTGCAGGACGATGCCGACAAGGCAGCGGAAGAAAAGGTCGCGGCTCCCGTCGAGAACAAGATGGACGCAGAGCCGGAAAACAAGGCGAAGCAAACTTCGAAGTCGAAGCGTGCAGAATAACGAGCAACAATAAGGGAAACCGCCATGCCAACACCTATTAACCTATCCACCGCCAATATCAGCACTGTCATTCGCAAGAGTGATGGCGCTCTGATGGTGATGACTACAGACGGCCTTGTGGAAGCATCGCAAGCCGGCGTTACATTTACTGGTGGCGGCGAAGGTGGCGGCGGCGGCGGTGTCGTTACCATTCCGGAAGGCGGTGACGCGACAGTCGGATCCAAGGCGGATGCGCCGGCCGCATCTGCGACGGACTCTGCCACCCTAATGGCGGTGACGAAGCTTGGCGCCAGTTCGGTAGGCCCTGCTAATGGCGGAGCCGCGGCAACTAAGGCCACGCTGGTGGGGGCGCAGTTCCGTACGACGCCCCCGGCGCTCACGGACGGGCAACAAGCATCGCTCCAAGTTGACAACGGGAGCAACCTGAAAACGACCCTTGCCACCCTCTTGGCTGGGGAAGAGCAGGATCGGGGATGGCAGAACGTCGTTAACGGCGCGTCAACTGTCTATCCGGTTCCTTCGGGCTCGGTGGATCTGCTGATCGGCACGATTGGCGACGTTGGCGATTACATTGATCATCTTGACGTTTATATGACCGACTCCAGCAAGAGCCAGGTCGTCATCCGTGATGGCGTTACCGCGCCGGTTCTGTCTATCGCCACGCACGCAACTACGGCGAGCACGACAACGGTAATCAACACGGTTATCAATGCCGCGGCTGTAGCGGCTGACCAATACAAAGGGGCGCTGATGAAGGTTGGTACTGAGTACCGGCGCATTCTGCCTCACCCAGCTTTCGTCGCAGGGGTGGTGAATCAGTACACGCTGGACCGTCCCTTATCGGTAGCTCCTGCTGCAAGCGTAACTGTGGCTATCGAGGACCGTCGTTATGTGTGGGAAGAGCTTCCATCGGGGACATATGCAACGCCTCTGCAGTGGACTTGCCAACACCGGAGTTCTCAGGGCGGGTACAGGATTTCAACCGAGTCGGGCGTTCGGCTGCGCGTAGTTGGCGATGCTACATAAGGGGCATATATGGCTGACTTCTATGTAGTTGGGAATGCTGCTTTCGCGCCTGGCAGCGGAAGGAATGGATCTCAAGCTTCCCCTTGGGTATGGGGTACGGATACGATCGTCGGATCGGGTAAATGGTCTGGCGGCGACGTTCTTCACCTTGTGCCAAACACCGGGTGGAATTCACTCGCAGCTAACTTCTCGGTGCCGGCGCACGGGGCCACGGTGGGGAACCCAGCTATCGTTGACGGGACTGGGGTTGCCCTTGACTTTACCGGCAATCAATACCTGTACTGCGTTCGTGCAAACACGGTGATCCGCAACTTCGTTTCGATCTCGGCGCTTCGCCTTGAAGCAACTGCGGTCAACTTTGTATGCATTGACTGCGGCTTCGTTGGCAAGACCGGGAACGTTTCTACGTTCACGCTCGGAACGCCAGGCGCTTATTCAAATCTTCGCATTGCGCGCTGCACATTCACCAACCCGAATGCTGCGAGTGGAACACCTTCCACATCGACAGTCGGCGCGATTGTCTGGCGCCCGGATCAGGCGTCAAACGCATCCATTACGGGCGTAGTAATCGAGGATTGCGAATTCCACGACTTCCACGCTAACGTGCGTGCGCTGATAAGCTTCTTCGGCTACCAGACGCCACGCGCGCAAGACTTCATTTTGCGCCGCTTGAAGTTCACGAATTACACCGGGTTGGCAATCGATTTGGAAGTTCCAGGACCGACCAGCGATGCAGCCTTGTCACCATCGGGCACGCCCGGGTGGAGCGCCGGCGTGGTTGTCGAGGATATCGAGTGCGAAAACGGGCTGGTACAAACGTTCGTGCCTGACGCATGGACCGGCGGAGCAGTGTTCATTTCCGGATTTGGCCTATCGCCAACGCCTGGGTTCGGACCTAACTACGTACGGCGCATCCGTGGCAAGAACTTGACGGGTGATGCCGGATTAGTAGACCTGCTGTACGGGACTTATCAGGGCGGCGACCTTTGGGTAGATGGTCTGCATACCGACAACATTGACGGCTGCGTGTTGCTTGCGGATATCGGTTGCTATGACTGTCGGTTTGAGGGCATCTATGCTCGCAACGTCACGGGGAAGACCGGTGTAATCAACAGCGGAGCGGTATTCCTTTCTTTGCAGAATGTCACAAACTTCACAGTCAGCGGGATCGATGCTGATAATGTGAAGACGGCAGTTTTTATCGGCAACACTGGTACTCAGTTCAGTATTAATATTTTTGGAATGACCGCTACGAACGTTAAGAGCTACGGCGTTGTCATCGCCGGAAGCGCCGCACGGTCGGATAATTTCAAGCTTTCAAACTATGTACTGGATGGCCAGGGGTACAGTATTTATTGCTCGCGCACTTGGAACGGGGCGAGTAACGGGTTTATCAATGGGTGTCCGCAAGGAACTCTCGGCCACACTCTTTCAGGAGATACGCGGGTTGGGATTGACCCTCAGATTGATCCTGTGAGCCGTAGGCCGCTCCCAGGCTCGCCGCTGATCAGGGCGGCAAAGCCAACCGGCATGAGGCTGCGCGATGCTTCTGGCAGGCGCTACAATGCTAAGGCATCTATTGGCGCGTATGAGCCCGCCGCCGTGCAACGTGAACCGCGAAACTAAAGGATAAGACATGGCAACCAATGACACTTCTCAACTGCGCGACGCGCAAGGGGGCCTGATTGCGCAAGTATGGAACGCCGCCACCGGTGCCTTCATGGCGCGACTGGGAAACGCCAAAGGCGCTTTCAATGTATCCCCGCCGCTAGTCAGTGCAAACCTGTCCAAGAACGTGACGGCATCCACGCAACTACTTCCAGCCGACTCTACCCGCGTGCGATACGTGGTGCAGAACAACGGGACGGTAAATATTCAGATGACTTGGGGTGGAGGCGTGACGAGCGGTTCCGTCAATAACCTAATCCTAAAGCCAGGCGAAATTTACCACGGCGGAGCGGACTCGGAACTGGTTGCGGTGATGTCCGCTGACGGCACGACTTCCTGCCCAGTTTTCTGCCGCTCCTGGTAAGGGATATATATGGCCGTTAAAGTCATCACGCCGCCAGTATCTGAGCCGATCACTCTTGAGGTCGCCAAGCGTCATCTTAGGGTTATCGGGGATGACGAAGACGATGATATCGAGCGAATGATTCGCGCGGCGCGTCAGATGGCCGAGGGGCGTCTTAATCGGTCGCTAGCGCCTCAAACGCTGGCGGCGGGGTTCGATGTATGGGGCGATGCGCTGAAGCTTCCTAGGCCTCCGTTTATCGAGTTGCTGAGCGTGAGCTACATCGATGCGGATGGCACGCAGCAGACAGCGAATGACCTGACGTATGTGGTCAATGAGTTCGTGGAGCCGGTTACGGTGACGTCGGCCTATGGCTATTCATGGCCGACGACTCAGCCGCGCGCTTCGGCTGTGACTGTGACATATCGCGCCGGCTACGAGGAATGCCCTGAGCCGATCCGGCAATGGATGCTTCTCGTGATCGCTTCCATGTACGACAACCGGGCAAGTATGACTGCAGGCGTTACCACGGCAAGCATCCCCGAAGAGTTCTTCTCCTGGCTGCTACAGCCGTACATGGTGTACGAATGAAAGCCGGCCAGTTCGACCGCCGGATCACGATCGAGAAGCCGGGAATGGTGGACGATCCGGTGTATGGCCCGCAGCCTGGCGGTTGGACTGTGTTTGCCGCTCGCGTTCCGGCTGAGAAGAAGGATGACTTGCCAGGGAATACGGAAAGCGTCGAGAACGGGCTGCGCTTGTCCGGTCATCCGGCGCGTATCCGCATGCGCTACCTGCGCGGGGTCACGTCTGATATGCGCGTGATCGTGCATGATGAGGATGACAAAATTTACGAAATCAGTTCGCAGCCCGCAGAGCTTGGCCGGCGAGAAGGTATCGAGTTTACCATTCGGGAGTATTCATCGTGAGCACGCAAGACGAAACAATAAGCGGGGGGCGCGAGCTTGACGCGCTCCTGCAAACCTTGCCAGCGAAGATGGAGCGCAACGTGATGCGGTCTGCTCTACGTGCAGGCGCTGCGGTCATGCTGGAAGAAGTCAAACAACGAATCCCGGTATCGAGCGGCGCATTGCGAGATAGTGCGCGCATCACTACGCGGGCGAAAGGTGGCAGTGTTTCTTCCAGTGTAAAGGTCGGCAACTTCGAGGCTTGGTACGCGCACCTCGTAGAGTTCGGCACGCGGCCGCACGTCATCACCGCAAAAGAGCCAGGCGGCGCCCTGCAGTTCGGTGGAACTCTTACGCGCTCCGTGCAGCACCCGGGCCACCGCGCGCAACCGTTCATGCGCCCTGCTGCCGATGCGGCCTTCATGGAGGCCACCAATGCAGTACAAAGGAAGGTCCGCGAACGCCTGGCGCGCAACGGCTTGAACGTGCCCGAGCCGCTTCCTTCGGATCCGACAGAATGAGCGGCGCCGCAATCGTCCGCGCGCTCTTGGCGGCATCGCCGGCTGTCACGGCACTTGTCCCGGTTGCGCGCATCTTCGCCGGGCAGGTTCCACAGCAGACCGCACTTCCAAGTATCTCCGTGCGGCCTATCAGCGGCTTTGAGAAGGCGCCGCCACTTGCCCGCAACCTCTCCAAGAAGATGATGGAAGAGCGCATTCAGGTGACCATTTGGGCAAAATCGTTCATGGAGCTTGAGAAAATCCTGAAGGCGGCATCGCTTGGCCCTGGCGTGCATACAGGAACGGTTGTGGGGTTCCGCGTGAATAGCGTTTGGCCGGCATATATCGGCCCGTATCTTGGTCCGGATGGCGACGAGATTCACGAGCAATCCCGAGATTTTATGGTAACTTTCGTGGAAGCAAACTAGAATACTGGAATGCTTCAGCCCGCCCGTATCGCATTCCGCGCGCGGGCTTAAATTAGGAGAATTGAAATGGCATGGGATCCAACCGTAGATTTTGAAACGTACTCGGGCACGCGCCTGTTCATCACTGCGGCTCGTCCGAGTGACAACACGGAAGTTCTGTGGGAAGGCGCCGACTGGAACGAGATCACCATCACTTCGGTTCCGCCGATCGATGGCCGCACGTACAATAACGCAACCGTTTCTATCGTCAGCACTGGCCGTGACGCCGAGAAGAAAGGGACTTACACCTTCGGCTCTTCGGAATTTGGCGTTCTGTGGCTGCCGGAACAGGCCGGCCAGATCATCGCCCGCGAGCGTTCGCTCGACTACGGCATTGCCGGCTTCTGCGTCGTGTCTCAAGGCGGCGACGTGCGCTACTTCTCCGGACAGGTTTCGACCTTTACCGAAGCGGGCGGCTCGGGCAACGATGCACGCGTGGGAACGCTGACCATTCTGCGCCAGTCGGAAGCTCTGCTGGCCGCAACGCCGGTTGTCCCGACCGAAGACGTCACGCCGTAACACTTTCGCCCGCAAGGGCAACACTGGCACCGAGTCGTCGCGTGTCGCCCTATGGGAGGGCGCACGCGGCGGCCACGGGCAATATCTTCACTCTCCCATAGGAAACTGACATATGACTTTCGATTTTTCGCAACTGGAACTGGTCGATACCTTTGAGCATCAAGTGGTCGACGCGCGTGGTAACGACGTTGTTATCGACGGCGTGCCGTTCACCATCACCCTGGCCAGCCCCGGCACTACAGAGGCGGTGAAGGCGCAATTCAAGATGGATGAGGCGCGCACGGCTCGCACGCTGGGATCGATGGCTGGAACGAAATCGAAGCGGACGTACCTTGACGAGATCAAGGAAACCGCTGATTTCCTGATGGCCATCACCAAGGCCACCAGCATCCCTTCCATTACCTACAAGGGTAAGACTGGCTTCGCGGCTATCGAGCAAATGTATCTTGAGCCAAAGCTTACGTACATCCCGCGTAACGCTATGAAGGCGCATAAAGACGAGGGAAACTTCGCCGCGGACTCGGGCACCACCTCTCAGAATACGTCCGATACGCTGCCTGGTTAAACGCAGTACCAGAGGCGCCGAAGACTAGCAAGCCAACTAGCACAGTGCCTCCACCTGAGCGTATGAGGCGCCAGGATATGCTTGACGTGCTTGGTCGGGTTCCGGTGCCTGAAGTTCACGCCGGGATGTACCTGATCGATATCCTGTTCAAGGTTGGCCCGATCAGGCACGAAACGCCGCTTGTCGAGGCTGATTTAGAGCCATACGAGCGGCGCCGCGGCATAGTGTTGGAGCCATGGCAGGCCGATATGCTTCTCGACTTGTCGAAGGCTTACTTTGCCGAAATGCACTCGGCCAAGAATCGTGATGCACTTTGCCCGTGGGAGTTCGGGCGGAACATTTGGAAGTACGTGAAAGACCAGCAGAACGCGCCGGCTTTGCATGCGGCATTGGAGCAACCGATAAAGGAGTCAGCTAGTGGCACTCGTAAGCGACATCGAAATCCGCCTACGGGCTGACATTGCCAGGCTTCAGCAGGATATGGATGCTGCCCGCCGCACGGTGGGCGGCGCCATGGACAATATTCGCAGCACGGTCAACGGCGCCGCAAAGGCGTTTGGGTTGCTCGCTGCAGGCATGGCCGCTGGTGCATTCGCCGGCTGGATCAAGAGTGCCATTGACGCAACCGACGTAATCTCCGACCTATCCCAAAAGACCGGCGTTGCTATCAAAGATATCGGCGGACTCCAACTATGGTTCCAGAAGGGCGGAACCGAGGCGGGCGTCTTCGAATCCACAATGGTAAAGCTGTCCAAGCAGATCGCATCTGGTGGTGAGGCGTTCGCACGTCTAGGGATTCGCACTCAGGACGCAAACGGGATCATGCGGACGAACGTAGACGTGCTGCTTGATACCGCTGATGCGTTCGCTCAGATGCAAGATGGCACCGCTAAAACCGCGATGGCTGTTGAGTTGTTCGGCAAGTCCGGCGCTGAGCTTATCCCCTTGCTTAACGAGGGATCCGAAGGCTTACGCGAAATGCAGGAAATGGCGGAGAAGCTTGGCCTGACGTTCAACGAAGAAACGGTTGAGGCGGCCGGCAACTTCAATGACACGCTGGACTTCATGGGCGGGGCGCTGCAGGGTGTGTCGCGGCAAGTCGCGGCCCAGATGCTCCCCACATTGAACAGCCTCAGTGGCGCCTTTCTGCGCTTCATCACGGAAGGCAACGGAGTGCGGCAGGCGGCCGACGTGATCGGTACTGGCTTCAAGCTGATCTATACCGTGGGGGCTACGGTAGTCCAAGCGTTCAGCGCTGTAGGCAAAACCCTAGGCATGCTTGCGGCGCAGATCGTTGCGATATTCCAGCTTGACTTCAAGCAGGCAATGAACATTGGTCATGCTTGGCAGGCGGATATGAAGGAGTCTTTCTCCAGCACTGCCAAGTCAATCTCTGATGTGTGGACCGGCACGGGCGGCGACATTGTTGCGGCCCTTGCCACGTCGCAGAGCGCCGGGACTGTGGCGACCGATAAGGTTGTCAAGGACGTGAAGCGCCAGGTGGAAGCGGTAGACGAACTGCTCAAGTTCAACGAGCGCGCTGATAAGTATGCAGAGGATCGGGCCAAGCTTCAGCAAGCGCAAGCGGACGCATCTCAAAAGGTTGTCGATAAGGCGAACGAAGAGGCGGCAAGCATTGAAGCCCAGGTTGCCGCCTTCGGTATGTCCAAGTCCGCGATCGAGGCCGTGACGCTTGCGCGGCTTGAAGATCAATACGCGCGCAGCCATGAGAACAAGCTGAACTATGAGGAAATCCAGCAACTAGAACAATTGATCGAGGCGAAGAAACGCAGCGTGGCGGCTGGCGGCCAATTGGAAGGCTTGGAAGAAGCGAAGAAGGCCGGCGAAGAGTTCGACAAGATTCTGGATTCGACCAAGGCGCAGGACTTCGGCGACACGCTGGCGAAGGCATTCGGCCGCGCCGGTAGCGCCATGGGCCAACTCTCGACCACGTTCCAAGCCTACGCGAAGAAGCAAACGGACTTCGCCAAGGCACGCGAACAGTTGGAGAAGAAGCACTCTGTCGGCCAGCGAGACGAGAAGGCATATCTCTCCGACCTGACGAAACTGGAGAAGGCACGCTTCAGCGAACAACTTGGCGGCTATGGCGATATGGCCGGCGCCGCGGCAGGATTCTTCAACGAGCAGAGCAAGGGTTACAAGGTAGTCACGGCGATATCACAGGCGTTCCACGCAGCCGAGCTTGCGGCGACGATGGCTGAACTTGTGCCGAAAGCGATTAGCGCTGTGCTGACGCAGGGGCAGGGGGATCCATACACGGCATTGCCGCGTATGGCCGCTATGGCTGCTTTCGTGGCTGCATTGGGCGTTGCTATCGGTGGCGGGGGCGGTGGTGGTGGCGGGGCTTCGGTATCGCAGACGCGCCAAAAGGCCAACGGCACCGGCTCCGTGCTGGGCGACTCCGACGCGAAGAGCGAATCGCTGGCCAGGGCGCTTGAGATGGTGGAGGACAACACCTACCGCAATCTCTCCGTCAATTACGACATGCTGGCGGCGCTGCGCAACATCGAATCGAGCCTTTCCGGCTTGGGTAACCTGATAGTGCGTACGGCCGGCATCAGCGGCAAGCTTGGCGAGGATATCGCCAGCAGCGCAGAGAAAAGTTTTAACAAGATCTTCGGCATGGGTTCTCTGGGCGAGAAGTTGACTGGCGGCCTGACCGGGAAAATCATCGGCTCTATCTTCGGCGGCAAGGTCACGTCGCTTGACACGGGCCTTACTGCGAATGCCGCATCGATCGCTTCCATCATGGGCGGCGGTCTGTCCGCGAGCCAGTACAACGACACAAAGAAATCGGGCGGTTGGTTCAGCAGCGACAAATATCGCACGCAGACGACTCAACTTGGCGATCAGGTTAACGACCAGTTCACGAAGGTCATTCTTTCCATGGTGGAAGGCGTCAAGTCGGCCGGGTCCGTGCTGGGCATTGCCGGCGACGACTTCACGAGCCGTCTTAACTCGTTCGTGGTCGATATTGGCAAGATCAGCCTGACGGGCCTGAAGGGCGATGAGATTCAGGAAGCACTTGAGGCGGCTTTCTCCAAGGTTGGCGACGACCTGGCATCGTTCGCCGTGTCGGGCCTGTCCGAGTTCCAGAAGGTGGGCGAAGGCACGTATGAAACGCTGGTTCGGATCGCCAACAACTACGCGACCGTTGATGCCGTTCTCGATTCGTTCGGCAAGTCATTTGGCACTGTGGGCCTGGCATCGGTTGCCGCGCGCGAAAGCCTGATTGACCTGTCTGGCGGTCTGGAAGAGTTCACGTCACAAGGATCCTTCTTCCTCGAAAACTTCTTCAGCGATGCTGAGAAGGAAGCCACGCTGCGCACGGCTGTGTATGCCCGCCTGGACAAGATCAGTGGCGGCAGCACGGTTCAGACCGTCGAGCAGTTCAAGTCCCTTGTGCTGGCTCAGGATTTGACCACGCAAGCCGGCCGCGAAGCCTATGCAAGCCTGATGAGCGTATCGCAGGCATTTATCGACCTGAGCAAGTTCACTGATGAGGCTGCAACCAAGGCTAAAGAACTGGCCGAGACACGCCGCGGCGCCGAGATCCGCATTATGGAATTGTCCGGTGATGCGGCCGGCGCACTGGCGGCCCAACGCGCTGACGAGTTGGCAGCAATGGACGCATCGATCCGGCCTCTCTACGAGCGCATCTATGCGCTTGAAGATGAAGAGGCGGCGCAGCAGAAGGCCCTTGTCGCGGCTCAGGAAGCCGCTCAACTCGCGTCGACCCGCCGCGGCCTTGAGATTCAACTCATGCAACTGCAGGGCGATGCTTCTGGTGCACTGGCCGCACAACGCAAGATCGAGCTGGATGCTGCTGATGCGTCGTTGCGCCCGCTAATCAGCCGTATCCACGTTCTGCAGGATGCGCAGAAAGCAGAAGAGGCGGCGGCTAAACTGTTGGCTTCTCGGCAGGCTATTGAGCTTCAGATTCTGGATGCACAAGGCAAGTCGGTGGAGGCTCTGGCTCTCCGACGCAAGGCAGAACTGGCAGGCATGGACGAAAGCCTTCGCCCACTGTATCAGCGGCTGTATGCGATTCAAGACGAGAAGGCCGCGGCTGAAGCTGCCGCGGATGCCGAAGAAAAACTGAAGGAGACGCGCGACAAGGCGGTTCAAAGTGCGCTTGGCCTGCTGCAACGTTCCGTGAATGCCGAGAAGGATATTGTCACGGCTGCCTACGAAGATGCGATGAAGGATCTTGAGGGCTACATTGACGATTTAAATGGTTCGATCGAGAACACGAAAGCGCTTTCGCAATCGTTGAAGTCGGCCTTGAGTGGGTTGTCTGTGAACAGCGATGCGGCACGAGCCGCAAGCCAACAGGTAGGCCAGCAGCAGATTGCTATGGCGCTGAAGGTGGCGAAGGCTACAGGCGTGCTGCCAAGCGCAAACGAACTGGCTGCGGCGCTGTCTGCTGTTACCAGCACATCGATGGACGACTATGGCAGTTATCTTGACTACATCAAGGCGACGGCGCGCACGGCTGCCGATATCGGCGAACTGAACGGTATCACCGAAACGCAACTTAGCATCGAAGAGCGACAGCTTGCTTTGCTGATGGACGAAAAAGACGCCGCAACCATTCGCTACAATGGGGAGATCGAACGTCTTGACCAGATGGTGACAGCTGCGCAGATGCAGATTGACGCTATTAACGGAGTTGATAATCGCGTGATGGATGTTTCGTCAGCGTTTGCGCAGTTCGCGGCGGCTATCACTGGCTCGGCAATTCCGGTAGTTACGCCTGGAGTGACCGGCGCGGCGCCATGGCAGCAAACGAGTTCTACTGCGCAACAGTCGGATACAATGAGCGGTAGTTCGGTTCTTTCGGTACTTCAATCTATGGACCGGAGGATGGAAACCATGGAGCGCAACGTGGCGCAGGTTGCAGACCAGTTCGACAAGGTGACCGCTGGCGGCAATGCCATGCTGACCGAGCAAGTATAGGGATATCCGATGGAATATAAAACCGATGTAGTGCTTGACCTTGAAGGCAACGCCGTAGCAGGTGCTGTCGTCTTGGTTCTGATGGCTGATGGCGTGACGCCCGCCACGATATACAACGCGGGCGGAACTCCTATTGCCAATCCGCTTTACACGAATGGCAGGGGGGAATTCAGCTTTGCCGCAGCAGACGGCAAGTACTTCCTCCAAGTGTCGACTGGTGGCGCTGTATTAGCAACTCGCGGGCCGGTGACTTTTTTCGATGGCAGTGCGTTATCAGATCAGACCGGAGCTTCCCGCATCGGATTCAAGCAGGCCGGTGTCGGTGCTATAGCTAGAACAGTCCAAGAGAAACAGCGAGAAACAGTCAGTGTTAAAGATTTTGGTGCAGTAGGCGACGGAGTTGCAGACGATACGGTTGCCGTGCAGGCCGCCATTGATTTTGTCAATGCTTCGGGCGGCGGTACGGTCCTGCTGCCGATCGCCGGGGAAATTCAGATTTCGGGTTTGACTCTCCGAGATCGTGTCATTCTTCAGGGGATGGGGAAGAACGTTACGACACTCAAGCTTAAGGTTGGCGCCAATGCTCACGTTATCCAAGCTGGCGAATTCGATGCCAATGCCGATGGAGCGCCGAAGAGTGCCCCCGTTGGCTGCAAGTCGGCAGGCCTGAAATCGCTATCAATTGACGGGAATAAGGTCGGGCAGACCGTGGCAAAACACTGTCTAGCCTATTACGGGATTGATGCGCAGATAGAGGAAGTGGAGCTCAAGAACGCAAAGGGCGTCAACTGCGTAATCGAATCGCCTGGAGCAACTTTCAGCGTAGTCGTTGGGCAGAACTTACAGCCAAGCATTCGACATATAGAATGTCACGATGGTGAGATCGGAAACCTCTTCTACAATGGTCAATCAGATGCAAGCCTGATAGATGTGTTGCTGTACGAAACAGGGGGAGCCGGGTCAGGGCAGTACAACGCGCGATTCGGCAGCAAGGCGACTGGGTGCCGTGTGTTCGGAATGCACTGTTGGGGGACATCGGCCTATGGCTTGATCAATGAAGGTAACCTGAACGAGTTCATTGGCTGCCACGTCGAAAGCGCTGCATTGGCCAAAGTATGGGCGAAAGCTCGCCTGAACTGGATAGGCGGTAGGATTTATGAGGCGTCGGCCGCACGCTCCGCAAAAGCGTTCATCCTATTAGAGGACTACAACAAAATTGATACCGTCGTCACAAACATTGATGGCGGGCTGGTAGACTTCTCCGCAGGTGGTAGCGCGGGGCACTATTCCGACATCCGCGTGCTGGCCTACACGAGCTCTGTTGCCGCATCGCTGTACAACGGCACCGCGCCGACAAATTCTGCGCTGAACTTGCGTATGTATGGCGGCACTGCTGCAACCTTGGCATATATGCCAGTGCGCCAGGTAGCCTATGGGGGGCTCGATATGGGCAGTTCCGGTATCGATCGAGTTAACTTTTGGGCGGGGCAGGGCTGGGCGGCTTCGGTCATTGACGGCTCTAATAACCTATCTGTACTTACAAGTTTCGTGGTTATCTCTCCAACATCTTCTTTGGAAGTCACAGATATTACCAGTTCAGCGCAAGAATTGGGGATACTACAGGTTACAGTGCGCAATGCTGGTGCTGGCGCCGTGACATTCAAACATAACATAGCCAAGCTTCGGAATAACGGCCTGATCGACAAAGTGCTGAATCAGTACGAAAGCATCACCTATACGCGTATTTCCGGCACCGTGTGGCAGCAGACCTCGGGGAAATAACAATGCCGATCATCATCCATGGCTCATCTGCCACGCCGCCAGTTTACGGCGGCCACAATGACGGATACGAAGACTACACAAGCATTCTCGTTCCGGTGACGCTGGACGACTCGCGCATTACGTCGATCACTGAAAACGGCGTTCCTCTCGCGGAAGATGATGAGCCGGCATGGGCGGCCGGAACGACTTACGCCGAGGGTGAACGTGTGCATGTTGTGTCAACGCATCGAGTATATGAAAGTTTGAAGGATGGGAATGCTGGGAAGGATCCGACGAAGCCGGCGAGCCGCTTCAACGTATCCGGCACGCCTACGTGGTGGGCAGAGGTTGGCCCAACGAATCGCCGTGCTGCCTTTGATGGCCTTATCTCGACTCCTACGGCTGGCGCATCGCCGCTCGTGTTCACTCTTCGTCCTGGCCCGTTCAATGGCTTTGCACTGTTCGGTCTGGAAGGCGATTCGATCGAGATCACGGCCCGCACAGCGCCAGGCGGGGCAATCATCTACATGACCGGCGACATTCCGCTAGAGGGCTCCGCGCCGGCCGACTGGTACGAATACTTCTTCGACCCGTTTAAGCCTATGACGCAGTTTGTCGCTACTGGTATCCAGCCTTATGGCGCATCCGAGTTGACGATCACCATTCGTAAAGGTTCTGGTGATGCAAAGGTGGGCATGATCGCGGTTGGAGATATGAAAGCTATTGGTGTGCCTGAGCGAAATTCTCGCGTGTCGCCAAAGACCTACGCTTACATTGCAGAGGATGGATACGGTAACACCACTATTCGTCGCCGACCTAGTGCGACGAATCTAAGTCTGGCTCTGAAAGTTCCTCTTGAGAACGCTGACGATGTGATTCAAACGGTTCAAAACCTTTTGGACGTGCCTGTTGTAGTAGTCGGCAGCGTTGCACAGTATCATACTAAAATGAGCACGTTTGGCTTGGTCAGCGGTGAAATGGATTATTCGACCTATCCCGACCGTACCCTTAATCTATCAGTAAGAGGATTCATCTAAATGGCACAGACTCCACCTCCGGGAATTGATCCGGTCCCGACGCCGGAAATCCAACGTGGTGACCGTGCCACATTCTCAGATCGCGTTGATGCGTTCATAAGCTGGCTTGTCCTGGCGGTGACGCAGTTCGCAGCACTCGCAGCAAATGTCTACGCAAATGCTGTGGATGCGTTCAACAACGCCACCAGCGCCGCGGAGGATGCTGAGACGGCTTTGAACGCGGCGCAGTCCGCATCCGACAGCGCATCTATCGCCGCGGTCAGTGCTACCGGCTTGACCGCCACTAGTACAAGTTCGCTAGCCATCGGTACGGGCACCAAGGCGTTCACCGTCCCGGCCGGCAAGTCGTTCGTGGCCGGCATCCGGGTGAGTGCGGTCAACCCTTCGAACCCGGCGCAGTACATGA